CTATCAGAACGGGTGGAGTTGCCGCAGGTTATTTCGGCACAATCGGCTCTTTGCTTGGTAGCACATCCCAAGATATTACTGCTTACGCCGATACCGGAAATGGGTTCCGTGTATACACAAACGGCAACAACGAACGTATGCGCATCGATAGCAGCGGCAACGTCGGGATTGGTACGGCTACACCTGATGTATTTGGTCGTTTTTACACTCGTTCGGTGGGCATCAATTCTTCCGGCACGTCGATGCTGCAAATCAACGGCACGACCTATGGTGGTATTGATTTAGGCTTTAACGGCACTCGCACGGCAACTATGCTTGCAGAAACGGGTGGCCTCTTTATCCAGACAGTCACTGCTGCGGCCATGTCTCTGGGCACAAACGGCTTAGAACGCATGCGGATTGACACCAGCGGCAACGTCGGGATTGGTACGAGTTCGCCGGGGGATAAGCTAACAGTTAGCGGCACTAATACTGGTGTAGGTATTTCAGGGGGTACTGGCTCAGCTGGTTCTCCTGCCTACACAAACCTTAATTTCCGTGGGTTTTCTAGTAATCGCACAGCGGTAATTCGCTCCTTTGACCAGAGCGGAAGTTTTGCAGCAAGCGGTGGGCTTGAGTTTCTTGTAAACCAAAATATGCTTGCTGACACGCTAACCTCCGTGATGCGTATCACTGCTGACCTCAACGTCGGGATTGGTACGAGTGCGCCGGTCACAAGGTTGCATGTATCTCAAAGCAACTCAGGTGATTACGCTTCAGTTGCCTTGCTCTCAAACAGCGCAGACGCAGCGGCAGACCGCACTGGTATCTACGGCTCGCCCGCTCCGGGCACCGCAAACCCATATCGCGGCGGCATTACTTTCTGGCCCGGTTCCTCTGGGGCTGTCTCGATACACACTGGGAATAACGCCACCCCCGGTGCCGGTGAGCGCGTTCGCATCGACGGTACGAACGGCAACGTCGGGATTGGTACGACCACCCCTGCTGAAAAGCTAAGTGTCGCGGGAGCCATTCGTGTACACACCAATTCTAGCGCAGGGTTTACGCTTGATACAAAGGGTGGCTTGTTTGACTTTGTTCCAGCAAGCAACAACGTCCGACTTGGGTATGTCCCCGGCACATCAGGGGTGAATACAGGTATCTTGACTTTTGTAGTTGGCAGCGGCTCAGAAGCCATGCGCATAACCAGCGCGGGCAACGTCGGGATTGGTACGACTGCTCCAGCAACGAAGCTGCAAATCCAAGAAACTACGGGGACATCAGGATTTGAGAGTGGGTTATCGTTGACAAACGCTGTTGACAGCAACTTATTCCTACAGATAACTGGTTCGGCTAGCGCCGACAAACGGGCGCTTATCTCCACCAGCACAGTAACACCTATTGCGTTTGCCACTAACTCTGTAGAACGTATGCGCATCGACGCCAGCGGTAACGTCGGGATTAATTCTACCCCTAGTGCTTGGAGTTCTGGGTATAGGGCGCTTCAGATTGCCGGTCAGGGCGCTGGGTTATTTGCTAACACTACAGTTTCTCAGGCCATTCTTGGGTCAAACGGCTACTATAACGGAACCAACTGGATATATAATAACAGCGACACCGCCGGTCAGTATTGGGTTGACGGAAACGTCCATAAGTGGTTCAACGCCGCTGGTGGGTCATCCGGGTCTACCATCAGCTTCACAGAACGTATGCGCATCGACAGCAGCGGCAACTTGCTGGTGGGGACGACGGCTGCGTTATCTAACCCGACCACCGGCATTACCTTCTTACCTGCGTCCGGCGCGTCGAACGCCGGAATTGGCCATGTAACTGGAACTGCGTCTGGTACAGGCTACCTGTATTTTGCGTTTAATGGCGGCAACATCGGCTCCATCACGCAAGACGGCACAACGGGAGTTCTTTACAACACATCCTCTGACGTTCGCCTAAAAGATAACATCACTGACGCGGATGACGCCGCCAGCCTGATTGACGCGCTTCAAGTACGGAAGTTTGATTGGAAGGCTGACGGCACGCATCAACGCTACGGCTTCGTGGCGCAAGAACTTGTCACCGTTGCACCAGAGGCAGTCAGTCAACCAGCAGACCCAGACGATATGATGGGTGTGGACTACTCGAAACTGGTCCCGATGCTGGTCAAGGAAATTCAATCGCTCCGCGCCCGCGTGGCACAACTAGAAGGAAACTAAGACATGCCTATCACTAACACATGGTCCGTAGTTCAGATGGATTGCTACCCAGAACTGGACGGCGATACCGACGTAGTATTCACCGTACACTGGACCCTTAATGGAACAGACGGCACGTACAACGGCAGCGTATATGGCTCGGTCGGCGTCACACTCGACGCAGGTGCGACGTTCACACCATATGCAGACCTCACCGAAGCGCAGGTCATTGGCTGGGTGCAAGATGCACTTGGCGAAGAGCAAGTTGCAAGCTATGAAGCAAACGTGGCCCAGCAGATTGCAAACCAAATCAATCCTCCTGTTGTCACACCCCCGTTACCATGGAGTGAATAATGGAAATCGAAATCAAGCTACACGTAGAAGAAGTTAACGCCGTATTGCAGACGCTTGGCAACCTGCCGACGTCTTCAGGTGCATGGCCTCTTGTAGTGAAAATCAAGGAACAGGCGGAAGCTCAAGTAGGCGCTCCGCAGGATGATGTAGAAGGGGGCTAAGTGTCCTTCATCAAGCTTCAGTTTAAGCCGGGTGTTAACCGGGACCAGACCGACTATTCTAACGAAGGCGGCTGGAGGGAGTGTGATAAAATACGCTTCCGTTCCGGTTACCCCGAGAAGCTTGGCGGCTGGCTAAAATCCGCGCCTGACCCATTCATCGGCTATTGCAGGCAGATGCTAAACTGGGTTACTTCTTACTCTGATGATATGCTTGCGATGGGCACGGACGTAAAAGTCTACATCGAAATCGCAGGTAACTACTACGACATAACCCCGCTGCGCGCTATTGACCCGGTGCTAGACTCACCGGACACAGACAACTGCATAAACACCACTAACGGCCAAGCTAAGGTCACAGTGAACTTAGGCGCAGTTGCCCATGGCGCGCAGACGGGGGATTATGTAACTATTTCTGGGGTTACGGGTTCCGGCTCACCATCCAATATCGGTGGTATTCCAATCACTGAGATTAACGGCAATTACCCAATTACCGTCGTAGACCCATTTATATTCACCTACACTGTTAGCACAAGTGCGACATCTACCGTAACCGGCTCGGGTGGTACAGCCATCGACCTTGCGTTCGAACTTAGCCCCGGTTTTCCTATCAGCGTATTTGGTTATGGCTGGGGTACAGGCACTTGGGGTCGTGGTACATGGGGCACTGGCTCTGCGTATCCGATAGCGCTGCAACAGCGCGACTGGTGGTTTGATAACTTCGACAACGACCTTGTAATGAACTTCCGCAACGGCGAGGGTTACTGGTGGACGCGTGGACTTACAGACGACCCGACAAACGCGCTAAATACTCGTGCTATTAGTTTATCAGCTTACGCTACTACGCAAGGGTTCACAGCTGCGTCGGTCCCTGTTAAAATTATGCAGTTGCTGGTATCACAGCAAGACAGGCACTTGATTGCATTTGGCGCGGTGCCTTTCGGTTCGGTAGACCCTGATGATTTTGACCCCATGCTTATACGCTGGGCTGACCAAGACACGCCGGGTGACTGGACGCCTTCACAGACTAATTCTGCAGGCGACATACGTGTTTCTCGCGGCTCACGTATCATACGCGCTCTGCCTACACGGCAGGAAATCATAGTCTGGACAGACAGCCACCTGTACACACTGCAGTTTCTTGGCACGACCGACGTATTCGGGCTGCAGGAGTATGCGGATAATATCTCCATTATGTCGCCACGGTCGATGGCTACGGCGGCTAACACCACATACTGGATGGGGCAGGACAAGTTCTATGCCTATACCGGTCGCGTCGAGACGCTGCCTTGCACCTTGCGTAACCACGTATTCAATGACTTCAATCTTCAGCAAGCCGACCAAGTTATATGTGGTACTAACGAGCAGTGGAACGAAGTCTGGTGGTTCTACCCCACCGCAGATAGCGACTATAACAACGCCTATGTGGTCTACAACCACCTCGAACGTATCTGGTATTATGGCTATATACCCCGCACAGCGTGGCTCGACACTTCTATACGCTACTACCCGCAAGCTGCGAACACGACGGGCGGTGCAACCAGTGGCTACTTATACTCCCACGAACTTGGGGTAAATGACGACGAGTTGCCTATGGACAGCTACATCCAGTCGTCTGACTTTGACCTCGATGACGGCGACAACTTCATGCTCACTAGGCGTATGATACCCGACATAAGCTTTGACGGCTCGACTGCTGAAGCTCCAGAAGTGACGCTGACTGTTCGGCCACGCAACTTCCCCGGTAGTGCGTTCCGTGTGGACCCTGCGGATAGCCAGCGTGTTATTGAGACTTCAGTCGGTGCTTATACAGACCAAGTGTTTGTCCGTGCCCGTGCACGTCAGATGGCGCTAAAAGTTTCTTCCGGTGAGCTTGGGGTACAGTGGCAGTTAGGTGCACCGCGCCTAGACGCACGACCTGACGGACGCCGCTAATGGCACTTGATAGGTTTAAGGCCGCGCCGCTACCCAACGCTCCAACAGAATACGACCCGCAGTATATGCGGCAGTTTATGCGCGTCATAGAAAACTACTTCTCCCAGCTGGACTCGCGCACACCCAACAATGCGCAGAAGTATACAGCCGACGAGTTTGTAGGTGGCAGCTTTAGCGGCACTTCGATAAACGCGACCAGCGTTGCCACGACGACCCTAAGCGCGGTGCAGGCGCAGATTAACTACCAAGACTCCGACGGCATTCGTACCTCTGCGTTGATTTCGGATGGCCACCGTAACGGCGCTCAGATTTCAGACCAAATCATGACGAACCGGCTTTACGCCGACTTCCTCTATGGTGATGGCCGTTACGTATCGACATCATATAACCAGCTAACGAGCGACCAAGACCAGACCGCTGCGAGTGTGGCCGTTGCTTATGCACTTACTCTTAACGGTGACGAGTTTCCCAACGGCATCTCCATCGTCAGTAGTTCACGCATAACCTTTGCGCAGCAGGGCATCTATAATGTGTCCTATAGCATCCAGTTCAAGAACACGACCAACGACCAGCAGGACATCGACATTTGGCTGCGGTACAACGGGACTGACATCGCCAATTCTAACAGTCGGTTTACCATACCGTCGCGTAAATCTGCGGGGGACCCGTCGCATCTTATTGCCGTAACACCTATCGTGGTCGATATTCCTGCGGACAATGGCTATATCGAAATTATGTGGCGCGTCGAGAATACAGGCGTGTCGATTGAGCACTTTCCTGCGGTCGCTGCCAGCCCCGGTGTAACCCCTGCAATCCCAGCTACACCATCTGCGATTATAGGTATTACGCATGTTTCGGCACAATTTCCGCCGGTAACACGAGTAGCACCACTTCCGGTCTTTGGTTTTGGTGAAATTGGCGCTATAAGCGTAATCACAAGATAGGATACGAGATGACGGACACGCGCACCATGCCACCGATTATTAACTCAGCGTCGAATGCTTCAGTAACAGGGTCTGCTCCCCAGCTTGGTGCTATGGTTCCCGGCACTACTGGCGGTATGCCTGCGGTTGGTGGTCTGTCCGTAACTCAGAACCCTATGGCTAAGCAGCTACAGAGCTACGGTCGTGGCGACGACAAGATGCTCGTGCATATGACCCCCGGTGAAGTCAACGGGCTGCAGCAGCTAGCTATGGCGCATGGCGGCTCTCTTACAATCAACCCACATACTGGTCTGCCCGAAGCTGGCTGGCTCGGTAAACTTCTTCCAACACTTATCGGCTTCGGTCTTGCTGCTACTGGTGTCGGTGCCCCACTCGCTGCTGGTATGGTAGCCGCAGGACAGACTGCACTTACTGGAGACTTGAGCAAAGGTCTTATGGCTGGCCTCGGTGCCTTCGGTGGTGCTGGTCTTGCTGGCGCTGTTGGTGCTGGCGGCTCTATTCTTGGCGGTAATGCCGCTGGCTTGTTGGGTGATAGTGCCGGAATGTTCGGGGCCAATATGGGTGCCGGTACTGTTGCACCTACCCTTACCAGTGCCGCAGGCGCAGTGAGCAGCCCAGCCTTAGCTGTCACTAATGGTGCTATTGGGTCGGGTACTAATATCGCTGGCCTAGCGTCGAATGCTGCTACTACCGCTGGCACCACTGCTCCAGCTGCTGGTGGTTTGCTCTCCAAGTTCGGGCAAAGTGTAACTCAGGGGCTACCTGCTGGCACTCCCGGCATGATAACTAAAGCTGCGCCTATGCTGGCTGGTACAGGATTGCTTAGCTCTGTGTCAGGCGCGATGCAGCCGAAGATGCCCACTTACAACGAAGAGGACGAATATAAGTCCAACTATAATGGCCCGTATGTGCCCGGTAAGCGTGAGCTGTCTTTCCAATCTCCAGCGCAGATGCAGGCTTCTGGCGGCGCGGAGCATAAGTACTTTACTCCATCTAACCCACCGCCTCGTTCAGTAAATGAGCTAACCCCCGAAGAGCGGGCCCAGTATGGGTTTGCCGAGGGCGGTCTTGCATCACTGCCAGCATCCAATGATTTTCAGTCTATGGTGAACTATTTTAGTGCAAATAGTCCCGGTGCTATAACTGCGTCGATGCGGCCTGATTACGCTGGCCTTCCCCCTTCCGGGGCCGGGGAGATAATGAGCTTTAACCGCCCTTCCACAAATCTAATCCCTAACCCTAACCCAATAGCGGGTGGCGGTGGTGGCGGTAACGCTACTGGTGGTTTCGGGGGGTACGATGAAGCTTTCCTCACCGGCCTATACGACCGGTTTGGGCGTATGGAAGACAGCATAATTAACCCTGACTACAGTGCGCTTGATGACCGGTTTGGACGGCTTGAAAGCCGCTTTGGTGAGCAGTTGGGGCAGATAGACTCAGGTATTGACGACCGGTTTAACCAGTACGACTCCCGGTTCAATATCATGCAGGACTCTATAACTCCGGCGCTTACCGGTATCAACGACCGGTTTGGGCAGCTTGAGAACAACTTTGCTAGCCAGTTCAACCAGCTGGACTCGGGGCTAAACAACCGGCTTGGGCAGGTTGAGACTAACTTCGCTGACCAGTTTAACAATATAGACTCTGGCCTCAATAACCGGTTTGGGCAGCTTGAGAACAACTTTGCTAGCCAGTTCAACCAGCTGGACTCGGGGCTAAACAACCGGCTTGGGCAGGTTGAGACTAACTTTGCCGACCAGTTCAACCAAATAGACTCCGGTCTAAATGACCGGTTTAACCAGATAGACTCACGGTTTAATACGCTGCCCACTACTGACTTGAGTGGGGTCTACGACCGGTTTGGGCAGCTGGAAAATAGGTTTGGTGAGCAGATAGGGCAGCTAGACTCTGAACTCGACAACCAGCTGGGG